CCGACCAGCGGGCCGTTCGCGATCACTCTTTTAAATCCCTGCTTCGTTGTGAGGCTACTCACGCTCACCATTAGCCCCGCTTATGCGAAAGGAAAGCCCCCATAACGGGGGCTTATGTTACGGAATGTTTAGCAATCGTGCCAATTGTAATACTGTTTCCAGTAATCTATTAAGCAATGTAACGACAGGTCGACGACCATATGTGAACGTTCGTAACGGTACAGTTGTACTACATCACGGGTTGCTAAGTAACATGAACGAATGTTAAAGAGTGCGTTACCGAACTTAACATTAAGCTTTGTGAACATGGGTCAGTCCCTCGGTGGTACAGGCGTACTCGGTCTCCCAAGTACACCTGTACTCTAGCCTAAAGCAACCCGGAATGGGTATGGATTACACATCTCTTAACACTTGGGTGATGAGCGCTGCTTATCGTTCCGTCAGAGGTATTAGCGTCCCTTATGGTGAGCGTGATAACTGATTAACGAAGCAGGGGCGTGCTCGTGATCAAAGACCAGCGGGCCGTTCGCGATCACGAAATGTGAACCACGGTTGACACGCAACACCTATCCCGTTTATCTTTAAAAAGTACAGAGGGCTAGACCCATGCTCAAGACTCTTCTCATTGCCGCACTGTGCCCTGTCATTGCAGGCACTGCCATCGGCATCAAGGCTCACGGCCTGATCACCGATGCCACCGTCCGCCAGGCTGCCTACCTGTGCGACGCGGGCCACGAGGTTGCCTGCTACCGCATGGCCGAGCTGACCAAGGGCGAGTGTGCTGCCCCTGGTGGCATGGCGTATGGATGCAAGCATGACAGCCGAGTGAGCGTGATCAATGACCTGCGGGCCGTTCGCGATCACGGTGTTGTATCGGTGTTGATATGACACAGACCATAGGACCGGAGCGGCCCACTTCATGTAAGCGCCAACAAGAGGCCGGCGATTGGCTGGACGCTAGGTACCCCCACCCCGATTTCTGAAGGTCGTATCCCAGATTACCCCCTCTAGAAATCTCCCAAAATTTTCAGTACAGTTCCTTCATCCACTTCCTATCCGAATGCGACAGCAGGGGTAGTAGTTTCAGCATGAGTGATTTTGTGTAATTATCAGGGTACCAGGATTCGAAGTATCGTAAGGATTGTTTGAGGGCGATTGCATTACGGGATTTAGTTTCCAGGATAATTTCGATAGCGTGTGCGATATTTTTACGATCTGATTTAGTGGACATTGATATGGCAGACTAGGGGACTGAGTACCATCAGTATAATGACCGTTTTAAATTTAGATTACGGATGGGAGGAGGATGATGATATCAAGGTATTAATTGCTGGTGGAATAACTGTGGGTGAGTATCAGATTGATACGGTGCGTGTTACAATGAATAATTTGGGTGCGATATCGGGCGGTATTGTTTCTAGTATCAAGGCATTACTGAGTGAATATCAGGATGCACAGGACCGAATGGTGGAGTTGAATACCAGTGCTGATGGGAAGGTATTAATTAAGGCTGATGTATTGGAGTGGAGTGAAGCGAAGGGAGTGCAATACAGTCCGGAGAGGGAGGTAATGCGTATTCGGGGGTTAATTTATCAATATATGGCTAGTTGCCCGCTATTTGGCGGTGGCGTGAGCAATTTAACGATGTTATATCGTTCGTAGGATGCCTGGGTGGCTTTGGCGAGGGATTATTGGTGTAACGATTGCGACGGGCGTTATTGCGACGGGGCAATGGGCGGCTTGTCGATTTTATGTGTTACCGACTGTATGGCCGTGGTATGCGAAGTACAGCGGGACGGAAGTGAATGATAAGATCGATTTGGGACCAATGGGATGTAATGACATTGATTCCAGGACCATCAGTGTAATGATGGGGTTATTAACGACGTTAATATCGTTATCACGGAAGGCAGATTGATTCCAGGTAGCTGAGGCGTTTATTGATTTCCATCAAGGCATGATCCCAGGAGCAAGTGGATTCTGATGCTGACTGGTGGATATCAAGCCAATGTTTGGCGTAAGGGTCGTGGCTGGGTAGTAATTCTAATGCTTGGCGGATAGTTTGTATATCTTGATAGAATTCACGAGTGTCATTGACACCTGTTGCGATAGCGTGCAGTGCAACGAGTGCTTGTTGCTTCAGATTGGGGTCCATAATAGGTTAAATGATTTCAAGGTTACCTTGATGATCAAGGCTGACGAAGATATGAGCAATATTTGAGCAGGTTACCAGTTGCATGGCTTGTTTATATTCGGTTGTTTCTAGCTCGGGGTATTTGGGCTTGTATTCCATTGATTCGGGTTCCAGGTAGTTGCAATCTTTATCACCAAGGTGAAAAGTATTTAATGCTTGGCGTGCTTCTTTGAGTTGAGAGTGATCAAGTGCGAATGAGATGGGAACTTTGAAGGTTGCGATAATTGTCATGGGTGATTAGCGAAGGTGACTACTGTGCCAAGGGTCGTGCCGGAATCGAACCGACTTTCTAGGTGCGTTGTCCGCCTGTCCTTACCAATGGACTACCGACCCATGACAATTTAGTGGAAGCGACTACTTGTTGTCGGGAAGTTGTTCAAGGGCGCGGCGGATGGTGTCTATGCCCTTGTCGCTAAGGAAAGGCTGGTTTGCTGGATCATGATTAATCAACGCCAACGCCTGCTCCTTCAAGCTCGGCGCCTTGGGGCGTCGTGCGGCGCAGAGTTGCCGAGATTCACCAGACCAACCTTCTAGATCTAGCCACTCACAGCACGCCTCCAGCTCAGCGTCTGCTCCTGCTCTGTAAATATCTTCAAACATTGCATAGAGTGATCTCCCTTCTTCAAACTGTTCTGACCACCTCTGGATTAGCTCCGGTGGTGGAGTGATGGGGTGTTGTTGTATCATGGGTGATTAGTGATAATGGTTACTGGGTTTCAAGCTCATCGGCGATGGCAAGGAGTTCTTGTCTCACATCATTTGTTTTTGAAAACAGTGCCCAAGCATAACCAAAGTCAATGGTTGGACCAATAGATTCTTCTGTAGGCTCTGGTTGCCACGGAACCACCTGATTCGCAACAGCTCGCAAAGCGGAAGCCAGGGCGTCTGTGTTGTGATAATTGTGCTTCCAGTCATGTAAAGAGTTGTCCTCAGTAAAAGCATCCAGCACTGCTTGTGCAGCGGGTGAAAGTTCAGACATTAGCCGTCCAGCTCTTTTACGAGTGTCTTAAGGGCTTTGTATTGCCCCCATGTCAGACCAAAGCGTTGTTCGCCGTTACTATTAAGGATAACATCGAAACCTTCACCGTTATGCCACATTGACATTTCCATGAAGTCATCTCCGTTAATGGTTACGTCATAGTCCGCCAGGGAGACAAAGGCTGATTCGAGCTTGTAGCGCTCGATTTTCTTGGTTGATTTCTTGTCAGACATGGGATTAGAAGTGATTACTGAGCATCGAGGCAGAACAGTTTGCGGATCCGAGCCGCTTCCTGCTCGTAAACGTTCATACCCTCAAACTCGTCGATGCCTGTAAGACGGCACATTTTTGCAAGATCCCATCGAAGACTGTCATTAAATAGACGTTCGTAAAGAAACTCTCTGATTTCGGTTTTGTGTTCGCGTTTCATTCGGGCAGTTGTTCAAGGGCGAGGCGGATGTAATGGGCGGGTTCTGTTATATCCATTGAGTGAGCCGCACCATCGAGTAGGTGCGATAGCGCCAGTAGCGCCTTCTCCTTTAGGGTTGGCGGTTTGGGGCGGCGAGCAGTCCAGATGTCTTCGGCTAAGCGAACACGGTCGCTAGTTTCATCGATATAGAAAAGTCCCGCTCCGTCAATAATTTCCATGCGACACGCCTCCAACTCCTGGTCTGCGCCCCATTGAGCGGCGCTGGTGGCCAGTTGCTGCTTCCATGATGTGGATTTATCGTCTATCGCGTCATACCACTGTTCCACCAGCTCGGACGGTGGGATAACAGGATGTTGCTTGATCATGTGTAATTAGCGACAAGGGTTAAGAAGCGTAAAAATCGCCCAATTTCAATGGGTAGCCATGTTCATCAACTTCGTCATCTGATTCCAGGTGGGGCGGCGGGACAATTTGCATTAACAGTTGATCCTCTTCGATCAATCGCTGCTTGTAACCCCATTCTGCAGCCTTTAGGATGATTGTCAGGTGATCACCGCGAGCGGCCTTGCACCATTTTTGGATCAACTCAGGGGGTGGTACCAATTCAAGCATCGACATTCTCCGGGTTGAAACTTTTGATTAGCAGTTCCCAATTTTCGTCCAATTGTTTTTCGGCCCAGCCCCAGGCGCCATGTTCCATTCCGTCGATGTCTGCAGCATCGATTTCTTGGCGTATCAAGTGTCTCAATAACTCAATTTGCTCTCGTTTCATGGGATTTAATGTGAGCGCATCCGGACCTTAGCAAGAAATTAGACGATCGTCAACTATTTTGGTGATAATTGATACATTTCCTGGCCTTGAAACCTTAAGAAATTGTTTATTGCGCTACATATCTCGGGTGACGTGGGACCCTAGGGTTATATATATAAGGTGGGGTGTGTTGCAATGGCTGGGCATCCTGAGAATTCACCAGAAATCAACGAAGTTATTGAATTCGTCGAGAAGCAGCGGACGTGTTTTGTGTGGTGTGAAGGATGCCAAATGGAACGAGTAATGAATAGTGTATATATCCCTTATATACCTGACGCGACAATTAAGGAGTGCCGTTTTTGTCGTGATGTAAAGGTCATTGATTTCGGCGGTTAATCGGAAAACTAAGAGGGGCCTAGACGTGAATGAATGGCATCACCACTACTGCCATATATCAATTCGCGGTTGTTAATTGAATCGCAGGGTGGTATCACAAAGATTGACGGGCGTATCGAGTGTACGCAATGTCAGAAGTACCTCGTTAAGCTATTTTTAAAGCGGATGCAAGGCGTCACAACGGACAGTGGCGCCAAGATGATCCCAACACCTGCCAAAGAGGGCAAAGAGTTCCCTGGGGCCGCTGGAGAGGCGTATACGTACCGTGGTTTCAGTCTGTTATATGCGGAAGTACCTGATACGTACAATTTACGTACAGGAACAGACAGTGGTCTCAGGTTTCAAGAGATCAAAACACAGCCATCTTGGATGTTGCCTGGTCGAACTGGGCATTTAAAATTTGGTTCCGACCCGATTTTATATGTTACTGTTGGACGCAGCAGTGGATTATTTGGTGGAAATGGTATTGATGATACCATCTACAAAGAAATTGGTGGCGTTATGGTTGCGTTGATTGGCGGGGAACTGCAAAACTGATGACAAAGCTAGACTTAACAGGCAGAGATTTTGGACTTGATAAATTTGACGGGAAAAAACTTACCATTAGCGGAGCAATTGGTGGACCGGCATTCAAGGCAACGGTCGACAAAGTAGATACAAAAGCAGCAATTGATCAAATCCAAGATGTTCATCGAAGAACTCTGCAGCTCAGTGCCAGTCGCTTAGAGGTATTACTTGACAGTGCCATGGCTTCAGGTATATGGGGTGAACTTGGTGACATCATCGATTCAGGTGACCTCAGGGATTCTTTGTCTGTGATCATCGAGGGTGATGATATTGGGGTGTCATACGACTCTCCGTATGCAAATTTAATTCATTATGGCGGATATATTGCGCCATATGGCAATAAAAACATCGATAAAGTGTACATTCCAGGCAGGCCATGGGTTGAATCGGTGTTCCTGGGTAATGGCCCCGTTGAATCGATTAATGTACCCGCAATATTTGAGGAAGCAATCAGATCTTCATGATTGGCATACTAGTCCGCTTAATGGACCAGTATGGCTAAGCTGCCGTTTGTTGTACAGCCAAAATTAAAGCCAATCGTCGAAAGACTTGGTACCGAAGAATCGGGTATCATCGAGATTGAGCGGCGTGGATATCTGACAGGCGCAGAGAAGACGTTTGTACAGCAAATCCAGCAGCAGGATGGTGGTACGCTGCAGTTGGTGGCATTATCTCGTCGCATTTCACGCGAGAAGAAGATCCCCCTGGAGAAGGCATACGGGATTCTTGTTGGAATCTTGACGGGCGAAGCAAGCGGCAAGGTTGCAAGTGATATCGAATCAGATTATGCAGAGGATATCCAGATTGCGATCAACAGCATCAGCGCTTCTCGTACCAAGGAGGAGTTGATCAATGCTGCTTGTCTGTTGATTCATCGGGTAGATTCGAATATCGGCATGGATAGTGTCGTTGAACTGCATCCTGATCTGATTACTGCTTTGGCGAATTTATACAAGGATGAAGAAACCAAATCAGTTGAAAGATTAATTGCAGCCCAGGAAGAGAGTGTCCCACAGGAAATTAATGTAGATGAAATCGAAAAAAAGCAAGAGACCCCAGCAGTCTGAATATCCCGTTTGAAGAGTACTATTGGGCGCTAAAGTACGAATTTCCCGGTGACCCGGATTTCTACCGGGAGAACTACTGGGATTTGCCGTATGATTATATTGTAACGGCAGTACGCAACTTGTTTAAGTTGCGACAGCGTAAGTTGCATGAATACGAAAGACCGATTGCTCTGTTGGCGTCACAGACAGCAGAGATCAATCGAAACCGCAAAAAGAGGAAGAAGCCTTACACGATTGATGAGTTTTACTTATATAAAGAAAAGGGCGACCAAGACTTACCCAGCTCCAGATATGGTGCCGCTGCAAAACGGCTCATTGAGATGGGTGTATTCCCTGTTTGGGCGCTATTTATCTACAAGGACTTGATTTCGCAGGCAGATGATTCACTGCCGCCAGAGGATCTGGCGTTGGTGGCGGAAGACGCAATCATCCTGGCACCCACTTACGAGGGCTTTGAATGCCACGGCATGTTGATTGCCATGGAATCTGCGTCAGATCAAATCAGACGGTTCTCAACGGTTCATGGGGACTTCATCGAACTACGGATGCCGACATTGAACGCCAAGGTCAGCGCAATTGAAGATGCTGTGATTAAGCTGCTGAAATAGGACAGAAAGGTGCTGTCCCTAGTTCATTGGCCCACAAGGAGATGACGCGACTTTCGCATTCATGCTCTGAGCAGACGACATTGCAATCAGATGCTAGCCATTGCCTGATGCGCCATTCTCTGTAGACACTATAGAACTCTTGCCTTCTGTACCAATCAATCCAGTCTTCTGACCCTTTTGAGTGGTTGCATTTCAGGCAAGCGGGCGTCACATTACTCGTTTTGTCCGAGCCGCCCTTTGATTTGGGCCTGACGTGATCAATTGTCAGGCTAGCGTCATCAATTGGCGGATTACCACAGTATGCACATTTGTTGTCCCATGCCTCCTTAATAGATTGTCTCCAGATTTTGCGTGCTTCTTTTCGTGTTAGGGCCGACATGTTATACAGATAATCAGATGAACATTCGTACAGGGGCAAAGAACCCTGCAATGAAGGCCGAAAAGGCATGTTGATTACTGTATTGTTGACTTAATTACCGCACTAGATCTAGGATTCAGCGTCGTCATAAATCTATTGCAGCCGTCGATTTATAGTTCCTTGCTGACGACTGGAATGTCAAGGTAGGAAATCTATAATAGGGTTCTTATTGGGCGTTGTGGTACAGGCAAAAGCTAGCTCGCCCCTTGTTATTTATAATACATTGATTGCCGATACGACATTTATGTCATATGTCGGCACATATACCTTTACGGATGGAACGACAGAGGACGCAATATCCATCATTACTCCCGGCCAGGCGTTACCTCAACTGGACAGTGTAAGCGGCCTGGAGGTCGTTATTCATGATTTGGGCATCATTGGTCGCCAAGATTATATAGATGGGCTTTCTGACCCCGTAGCAACGTGGAAAATGTACTTGATTGCATGGGAAGGTGCCACTGGTTCTAGTATCAATACGGCAGGTCAGTATATTATCCGTCGATTTGGTGGTTCAAATATGATTGAAATCTCCAGTACGGGTACAAATATCGGTGCTTTAACTCAAAGCTTGATCTTGATTCCTAGTAATGGTGGAATTTTTTAATTCAAGGTAATTCGTAGTATACCGTTTGGAACTCTAGGTTAACGGGGTTCGATTCGCCCCGGAATTGTCCCTTCGTCCCGGATGATCTCCGGCTGGACCCATAGCAAACTATAGTGCAGCCTTTGGTTACGATGTTTATATCGTGCCCCTTGGTGTTAATGACGTTGACACCTCTTTCACTGGTGTAACTACTGGCGTTGGTTCCAGTGGCGGTTTTATTAACCTGGGTACCGCAAATGCTAATGTGATTGCGGCCAATGCCACCGTGGCATACAGCAATGGCATCTTCACCGTTGCAGGTTCGCCTTTTGCAATGGACGGCACTGATGATATCGCCCGTCTGTATGGTCTGACCAATGCTTCCCTGGAGACCGACACCAACTCCGAGGAAGTGGTGACCTATGACTCGGACACCAAGGGCTTCAACCTGAGCATCCCGACCTCCAAGACTTGGAGCGTGTCGCTGGCTGGCGTGGCTGACTTTAAAGATGCTGGTTACCAGATCCTGCGCTTAACCGAGCAGAACACCGTTGCTGACGCTCTGCGTGTGAAGTTCGTGCGCATTGGTCCCACCGGCACCGATGAGACTGTGTATGGCTACGGTACGCTGACTGGATACACCGAATCGATTGAAGCTGGTTCAATTGTGTCCTGGGAAGCAACCCTTCAGGGTTATGGCCCGTACCGCATTGACCTGGACGTTAACGCCTGAGCTTTGCCTGGTGATCCGGCCCCCAACTGGGGGCCTTTTTTATTGGAATAATGGACTTTACTCGGCACTCTAAACGTAGATTATTGCTTCCACAACCAGGATGGCAAAAGGCGACCTCCAATTCGGTTTAACTATTGATGGTGGCGCTGCCGAACGGTATGTACAGCAGTGGGTTAGCGATGTAAAGAATCAAACCAAGCAGTTATCCGACGAGATCCAGAAAGCCCTTGGAGGGCCTCCGATCAAGAAAGAGCTGCAAATTATTACAACAACCGACGAAAACGGAGTCAAAAAACAGGTAACTCAGCTTAAAGAAGTTGGCAGGATCACTGATACAATTAACCAGCAATGGGTTAATGCCAACAAGTTACAGGACGGCAGTGTAACGAGACTGAGGCAACAAGTAAATGAAGCGAAACAGGCCAGAGATGCAATCTCAAAAATTGGCAAATCTGCCGATGATTTAAAAACAAAAATCAACAGTATTAACCCTGCTTGGGACTTAGCTAATCAAAAAGTAAGAGCACTTAGTAGGGAACTTGAAATTGCCAGTGCCAGCAGTTTCTGGCAACGAATAAAGGCAGAATTTAACCTTGGGCCGATTGTTGGTGCTGGCAAGGCTCTGAATGAAATCGTTAATACATTCCAGAGTTTATCCATCGTCGTTGGCCAGTTAACTGCGCCAATCATTGCATTATCAAATGCACTAAACGAGATCCAGCAGATTGACTTATTATTTAAAGGTATTGGTGGCGGCCCCGCTGAAATTTCTAAGATCTTCGCTGATTCTTCCAGGATTGCGCTGGAATATGGCGTTAACCTGAAGACGGTTCGCGAAAGCTTTACGCAATTAACTCCTGTTATTCTGGCAAGTGGTGGTTCACTTGAAAACGTAAGTCAGATCACCAGTGCATTATCTTCGCGTTTTGCGACGTTTGGTCTTAGCGCCGACAAATCAAGGCGTGTGATGAATGGTGTCATCCAAGCTTTCGGTAAAGGAAAGCTGATGGCTGAAGAATTAACTCAGCAGATTTCTGAAGCTGATCCAGCCTTTAAGACTGACTTAGCGAATGCGATTGGCGTTACTGTCGCTCAATTGGGAGAGATGGTCAAGGCGGGCGAGATTACGTCTCAAGTCTTGCTGGAAGTCCTGCCATTGCTGGCTAAAAATTCAGTTTATTTTGGCAAGTTAGGAACCTCTGCCACCTCTGCAGTTGCTGCCCTAGGCCGTGGCCAGGCTACGATTGAACAGGTTAAAAACCAGCTAGCAACTCTTAGTCAGCTTAACCTGGAATCACTGGCTGGCCTTTTTAAGCCCTTATTGGGTGCATTCCTGCAAGTTCAGGCTGCTGTTGTTGATTTTATTACAAATCTTAGAAAGTTAGAAGTCGTCAAGAGTTTGATTAGTGTTGTTAATTCACTGGCTGTTCAGTTGGCCGGGATTTTCACGGCATTTACAAATGTAATCATCATAGTTGGCAAATTCGTTGATCCAATTTTTGCTGCAATCAATGCAGTTGATGATTTCAGTCAGAAGCTGGTAGGCTTTAAAGTTTTATCTGCAGCAGTCGCAGCAATCATAACAGGACTCCTGATTAAATCCATTGTTGGGTTAGCTGCTACGGCTATACCCAAGGCGATTACTGGTATCCAGGGGCTTGCAACGTCTCTTGGCATCTTGAATGGCCAATCCTTGATGCAATTTGTAACAGGCATCGCGAATGGCGTAAAAAGCATGATTGCCTGGATTGCTAGCGCTGGTCAGACAATTGCTGCAAATATTGCACAAGCTGCGAGCTATAAGACTGTTACTGCCGCAGCGTTGGCTACCGCTGCTGCCAAAGAGGTTGAAGCAAACGCAGGTAATCTTGCATCTAAGGCGGCTGCTAATGCAATCAGGGCCAACAAAGGTGTTGAATCTTCCCTGAACGCTGTTGATGCTGCTTCTGGAGCCGCCGCAGGTGGCTTTAAGTTGACTGCCGGTGCTGCAGCCGCTGCTGCGGCTGTCCTTGGCGTCGTAGCGTATGCATTTAATACATACAAGACAATCACCGAGCAGGGAGATACTGCCGCAAAGAACTTTGACGAAGGATTAAAGCAGCTCAGGGCAGAAATGGCTGCGACTGGCACTGAAGCGCAGAATGCCGCTACCGACACAGAGATGTTTGCCAATAAGTTAAAAGACTTAGCGGCTCAAACCAGAGACAGAAATGTATTTGATGTTGTAGTTGACGTTGTATTCATGACAGACATGAATACAGCAATAGCTGTATTACATGCAAAAGCTGAATTAAACAAGAGATTCAAGGATCTTGAGAAGAATGTAGAGGGCACGAAGCAAAGGCTTCAGGAGTATAATGCTGCACAAGACAAGAGCGGAGCTGGCGCCAGGGCGTTAAAGCAGGAGATCTTAAATCAAGTTAAGGCTTATGATCTCTTGATTCAGGAAGCAATCAAGGCCAGAAATGAATTAGCACAAAAGGCTGCGACAAGTGGAGCGGGCTTAGATCCCAAGGAAATTATTGCTCTGAAGAAATTCCAAGAAGACATAGAGAAATTCAGAAAAGCCAGGGATGGCTTAATTGAAGAGACCCAAGCAAAAGGCATTCAATTAGATGTAAAGCTGTCGACTGAAGGTGAAGAACAGGTCATCACGACGATTGCCGGAATTGATGCAGAGCTAAAGAGCATCAAAGAGACCACTACGGTTGCCAGGATAGGGGAGGAAGGAGCAGAAGAGACAGAAAACAAGATCAAAGGTTTGGATGGCTTATTGAAATTCATCCAAGAAAACCCTGTTACTGTTAAAATCAAAGCCCAATTTGATATTGACAAGGCTGCAATAGCTAGTCAGATTGAATACGGTCAAGCAATGATCGAAAACACTCGCTCCAGAGGCGAGCTGGAAGGATCGATCTTTGGCATCTACAAGGCACGTAATTCTTTTGCGATTCAAACGGCCCAGGAAGAGTTGCAGTCCATGAAGGACCGCAAAGTTAGCGCCGAACAGATCAAACAGAAGGAGAACGAAATAGCTCAGCTCAAAGATAACGAGCGCAAGATTGAACAAGCTGCAATTTTAAAGAAATTGCAGAACATTGGAACAGAGCAGCAACTAGAAAGACAGGTTCTTGAGTTAAAGCAGCAGGGTCAAAGACTGGAAGCGCAAATGGCAATTGATGCTGCAAACCAACTTGCGATTCAAGCCAGAATTGCGGAGCAAATTGCAATCCAAAATAAATTAAAGGCACAAGCAACTAAGGATCCAACTGATGACGCACCTGCCGCAAAACTAGTTGATTATGCAAAACAGTATGTCGAATACGCTGACAAGGGAGTAAATTCAGCAAAGCAGCGTTACAATACATTAACTCAGACGCAAGCTCTGGAAAAAGACACCTTAAACAACCAACAAGCTGCTGCAAGAAATAACTTGAATGCACAAGCGGCTCAGGTTGGATTGAATTCAACTATCGATAAAGGTGCTCAATCTTATGGGAACTTGAATAAAGAAAGTGCTGGATTCATCAGTGCTGGCGGAAAGACCGTTCAAGTATACAACGAATTAGGCAATGAAATTCGTCAAACCGGTCGCGATGCAGGCACTTTAGGGCAGCAGTTGAACAGCCTACCTAGAGACCAGTCCTTAAATATCGGTCTTGACGCAAATCTTGATCCTCAATCCGTCAACCAGGCAGTCTCTGAGGGTCAGGCTGCACTTGATCAGCCCGGCAGGCAATTAACGACACCATTGAAGCCTACCGTTGACACGGTTGGTTTCTACAATGAAGTCCGCCAAGCTGTTCAAACAGTTCAATCTTCTGACGCCACAAAAGTTTCGGCTCAATTAAAAGTTGAAGGCCAAGAAATGGCGGCGGCTTCAATCCAAAGTCTTTCTAATTCTGTCGAGGATTACAAAACAAAAGTTGAGACTGCTAATCAAGCACAAGGTCAACTCAATACTGCAATTTCTAATTACAATGAAGCTCTAAAAAGCGGTGATCCTACCAGGATTCTAGAAACAGCAGGAGCTTTAAGCTATCAAAGACAAGTAGTGGAAGCCGCTAATATTGACCTGCAAAACGCCAAGGCGAATCTGCAAGATGCTGATGCGACCGCCAAAGTTCTTGGCGTTAACATTGGTAATGTCGGAACTCAAGCCTCAAATGCATCTCAGCAAATCACCGGGATCGGCTCGGCGATTTCCACATCAGCCAATGAAATCACAAACTACACATCACAGCTAGAAAATTTCAGCACAAGTGCATCTCAAGGTGTCCAAAATGTCGGGACTGGACTGAATAGCCTGAAAACAGAAGCACAGGAGTTTGTTAATACCTTATCAGGTGCTCCTCAAGCCTTTGGTGAAATCGGTATTGCTGCTGGTGAATCGGCCAATGGTATAAACGGTATTTCAGAGAATTTGGCGGGCGTATCAGAGAATGCAGAGAATGCGGGCGACGCCTTTATGAGCATCTCCACTGGAGCTGGTGAAGCCGCAGATGCTGTTGATGATATCCCAAGTTCTCTTGAAGGTGTCGGCGATAGCGTCGACGGATTAGCCGGATCATTCTCCGATGCTGCTGATTACGCGGGACAGGTAGTCGAGTCTGGTTTTGACGGTGCCGCAGAAAATGCTAGCATTGCTGGAGACGACTTCAGCAATAGCCTAAGCACTGCCTCGACTCAGGCTGATGAAATTTACAGCACATTATCCAATATTGATGGATTAAATCCAACGGTTACCGTTAATGTCGTTGGAACCCCTGGCCGATTTGCTGGCGGCCCAGTCGATTCTGGCCAGATGTACCGAGTCAATGAACTCGGCAAGGAAGCATTCTTATCAGCAAGCGGTCGTCTTTCGATGATTAACAAGCCTAAGAATGCACTGTGGAGGGCACCATCTAGAGGTACTGTGATCCCCGCGCATTTAACCGCTGGTCTCTCTATCCCAAGCAGTGGTGTCAGCGTTGCAGCAGGGGCTTCTAGAAGGGTCTCCAGTGCAGTCTCTAACATGTCCAGCTCTGCTTCTATTGCACGGGCTGTAACACAGGCCCTGAGGGCTTCTGGACTGCTTGAAACTAACAACAGCGCAGCCGCAAACCAGGCAGGGCAAGCGGTTCAGCTTGGAAAGCTAACGCATGCTGTTAACAAGCTGGTGGACAAGGATTGGAACGTTCAGGTAAACGTTAAAAATCCAAGTCCGTCCGCTTATGTTAATATGATTAACAGACTGTCATGAGTATTTCAATTGGCGGCTTTACCTTTAATCGGTTAATAGCGCAGCCATTTGGCTACGAAGAGACTGAGACTTCAAGAGGTTTTACAGCAAAAAGATGGGCAATATCTGGTCTTGCAACGCCCGCTGAGTGGGTCACGCTGCTTGGGGTATATGATACTTGGCGCGATGCCCGTATAACAGAAGACGATCCTGTAGTTTCTAATAGTACAGGTACAACCGTAACGTTTTCCGGTACCGGCGCAGGTGGCGTAACGTGGAATACACCTTGCTGGTTCTCCACGGCGCCTCAAGGTACCCAGGACGGTATCTACATCTCTATTTCGGTAGAGCTTGTAGACGCAGCGCAAGCCCTTGCAGTCCTAAAAGCAACTGCTACAAGCTCTAGCTCGACAACGACCTTAGCTGGTACTGTTACGATTGGAGGCGTTAGTTTCTCCAGAATGACCGCCCAGACTTCTGGGTACGATGAAACAGATACTCGAAGAGGCTTTACGGCAAAGAGATGGTCAGTTACTGGCCTACTGACCAGTGCTGAGTGGGCTTCTTTATTATCGGTTTATGATAGCTGGAGAGATCTGAAGATTGCAGAAGACGACCCTCTAGTAACCAATAGTGTCGGAGCCACGGTTGCTATTAGTGGTGCTGGCGTAAATGGTACAAATTGGTCTGCGACTTGCTGGTTCTCTGGTGCTCCCCAAGGTGATCCAGACCAGTCCGGTTCTTATATCTCAGCCTCGGTTGAACTTGTCGATGCTACGCAGGCTTTAGCGGTTCTGGTTGCAGCAAATGCAGAAGACGGCGGCGGCGGGGATATACCACCTGATCTTGGGACAGTCACGGTTGGCTCGGCTGTCTTGACACTTAAAAAGCCTCGTGAGACTTTTCAGTCTGTTCCTACGCTTGAGCTAACTGCGGCTGGTACATCTTATATTACTGGTCCAAGGAAAGCTGTCGAAGTAGAGGACATAGAAGGGGAGACTGACGAAGCAGGATGGAACGCTGTCAGGGATTGGTTTAAAACTACGATGGAATCAACTCCAGACGCGGGAGATTGGTATCCCATAAGTGTCCCAACCGCTTCTGTTGAACGCCGTATCGTATCTGGTAGCCCACAGAATATTTATACAGTTTCTTTGCAAAGAGCCAAAGCAAGATGACAATTGATATTCGGGCTAAAATAATTTCCAGCGCCGGAGAGGTTATTAGCGGAGAAGTAAGCGATAGCTATTTACCAGATGCTGGTCTTGTTTTTACTACAGGGTCGATTATTCTAAGCGGAGTCAGGAATCTAGCGATTGGTACAATCATCGAGATTTCTTATATAGACATAGATAAGAGACGCGCGGCCCGGATACCTAGACAATTGCGTGTTTTGAGCAGTTTTGCTGATCCTTTGCGCAACCAAACCACATTAGAGTTAGGATGTACTTTAACTTATTTCCAGGACAGAAAGCCTTTACCTCTTGAGCAGCCACTTAAGGAGCCGGAGTACGATTGCGAAGAGTCATATCGAATCCCTCCACGGATTGGTGCTAGTACTGTTTTTAGTAATTGCTGCTTAGCATTAGGTCTTGCATATTCTGGTAATCCACTTACTAACTCATTTATCACGGATTCTTTTGATTACAGTGCTGGATATGTTGCCATCATAGGCGATCTATTGAAAAGTGAAGGCTATTTTGGCCATATTGACGCAAGAGGAGTTCTCCAAGTAGTCAGCTTTAATAGCAGTGGAGGAAAAGGTCCAGTGTTGGACGAAACCAATATTATTGATATATCTTCAACAAGCTCTAGCGATATCCCTGGAGATGCTGTTATTGTTTCTTATAACTCAATTCAATTAAATCCCCCAGATCCCGAAAAAGAAAAAGAAGAAAATGGATCCGAATACATGTACAAAAGGAACTGGGAACTTGACGAATCGTATCCAGATCCGGTTATTGTGTATGACGAATGGACGGATTCTGAAGGAAATCAGGTGCGAGATGAATATAAACTTGTGGCGTGGACGACATCAAGAACCGTGTACGATGTTTGGGATAGGGCAATGTACAGGTTTGAGGTTCAAAATGGACTAATTGCACAAACCTGGAAATCGACATGGTGGACTTATGAGCTTGAAGCTGGCAGCTCTTATGCTCCAGATCGGGAAAGTGGGAGCGGGTCTGCATGGTGGGATAAAAGCTTGTCTCCCGGAGAAGGTACACCGCGAGAATTTTATTCAGGACGAAATTTTGCAAAACTAATCGGCCAGAACGCAGGCCCGGATGATCTGTGCCTAGAGGATGAAGGAGACGACAAGCCTGAGAATTATGCTAATGTATTAGTTGAAGAACAATGGGAATCCGGTCCATTGGCTGATATCGTACAGGCATGTGGGTTTTCTGAAACTTGGTATCCGAATATAAAGTCATTGCCAATTGAGCGAACCACAAAATTAAGGCAATTTACTTATTACGAAAAGGATGAAGATACCGGAATTACAAAGACTCGCACTGACAAATACATTCCTTATGTCCAAACTCCAGAGGGGGCTTACTCTATAGGAAAAAGAGCCGAAGTAGTAGGCCAGTTTGATAGTAGTGTCAATCCATTTGAAGATTCTGTCCTTAGGATTATCGATGACGCAAGTACCATAGTCAAATATGGTGGTGATACTAAAATTAGAACAGAAAGAGAATTTGGATTACAAAAAAGACCTTCCCGGCTTGAGCGCACGGTACAAACCTATAGTAGGCAAGCCCCTATAGCTAGCCAGGGTGAAATCGTTTATGCATTTGGGAATAGTAGCACTTCACGTTCTGCGGTTGAGTTTCAAATGCCGTATGCATCGGACGACAGTATTTCTGGCAGTCAGAGAACGGGCTACAGTTCAATTGCATCCAATGCAGGTCAAAAAGCGGTTAATTACGGCAGGCTACAAAATCGACTCCTCATTGGTTCAAACAGGGGCGTAAGCCTTCAAATGATGGCATCCGATATGCCATCTTATCCCTTTGAACCAATTAATATCTCACTAAGGGGTTACGTTGGTCAATATAGAACAAATGCACAAAGCTGGACTTTTGATTCTCAGGGAATTATAGCTAGTTGTGATGCCCTGTTCTGGGGAGCGGTAGGGAAAGAATAATGAGTATCACTAACGCAAATATTATCACCAGAATCCGAGCATCAGTTTCTCGCTCAAATTCGAATGGATGTACTCCTCCGGTAGAAGAGGCATGGTTCCCTTTGCCTCCAAGTATTACAGCATTTCCCGTTTCTCCTGGAGTGATAGACCTGCCTCCTGTCCCCGCCGAGACGATAAACGTAGAACCGATTCCGGCCGAATCTGCAATACTACCAATAGACTTTGATTTAGACAATCCAGATATCTGCGCTTTGTTTACATCTATACTTAGCGAAAGTAATGATCCTGTTTACGCGAGAGAGCTTGAGGTTCAAACGTTAATTCTCCCATTTAACGAAATCATCGTTCACACAGCATTGCTTAGAGCGTATTTGAATTTAAATAGATATTACTATAGCCTGAAACCAAGGCTACAGGATGCTCCGTTGGATTTGAGGGTTTTATATTATATCACTAGATTGTATAAGTTCAAGAAAACTAATATAAATTATGATATAGTTAGTCAAGATGCAGTAACAAGGAAAAGCTGGAAATTAGCCGCAGCAAGTGGAAGCTTGCTGATGGAATTCCCTAATTCCGCGATAAGACCAATTAAACTGTTTGGAGAGGCCGGTTCACTAGCTCTTAGTTTTGCAAACGCCTCAGTTGGAATACCTGGAACATTTTCGTATGGCTGGGAAAGTACCCTAGAAACAGGTGTTGGCAGTGCAAGTCCTGTCAATGTATCCTACAGGCGAAACATTCATTTGACGGTTTATCCAGCATCTATTCTGCTTGCAAATGGAGCCAGGGCCGGCGCAAGGTTCATCAACCTGCGTTGGTATGTCGTCAATTCAGTTCCCGCTGGTAACTCCATACTTGGCATGAATATTCGATTATACCATACAACCTCAACAACCGCAAACTCTGCTGTCAATGCAGTCAATGGTATTAAGACCACCGTTTATAGCGATTCTAGCACCACGCCATTCCTTAAAGCAGAAAGCCTTGGCGTTCTACAAGTTGATTTCAGTACGCCATTTGTGTGGGACGGTGTTAATTCACTGGTTGTGGAAACCTGTACTTCGCAAAATGAAACCAACTACACTTCCAGAGGAAGCCTTCGTGCAATCGGAACCGCAACAGTAAGAAGATATAACTGGACAGACAGCGCTGGAAGCAGTTGTAGTACAACGCCAAGCGATACCGCTCAGGCTTATATATCAACTCAGATGGATTACGAGTAAAAACTTGGAACACTAGCGCATTGTTGACTTAAGTCAGTTCATTCGATGGCTGCCTTTAATAAGTTTCATTGTTTCTCGAAAGATCTTGCTCATAAAAAGCACAATCTTTCTAGCGATGTATTGAAGGTCTATTTGACCAATAGCGCTCCAGTAGCGGCAACGAATACTGCCTATGATGGCACGACTGGAGTCACTGGTCCTGCTGAGATTGCTGCTGGTAATGGATATACGGCTACTGGATCTAGTGCTACTGTAAGTAGCAGTGATCAATCCAGCGGTACTTATCGATTAATTCTGCAAGATCCCCCAACCTGGACTGCAACAGGCGGCACAGTTGGCCCTCTGAGATATGCTGTTTTATACAATTCGTCAAGTACTGGTAAAGAATTAATTGGATGGTGGGACTATGGCGCCAGTGTCACACTTCAAGACACTGAAACGCTTGCAGTTGACCTCGATCAAGTTAACGGCGTTCTGACGATTGCCTGATTATGGCTTTAACAATCTCTTTTAGTCCCAGAGAGCTTGAGCGAGTCGCTTTAGCGGCTTATGCTGGCAAACGTCTGAGAGTATTCTTGGCAATCGTCAATACAGAGACATACAATAGCTCCACCGCTGTAGCGACGTGGGAAGCGTTGGAGGTTGTCGGTAATGGCTACAGCAGTTACAAAGAAATCATTGATCTAGGGTTGTATGATGGGACAGATACTCGGTACGAGCTTGGCGGGATTGACACGGCAGGAGGATATATTGATGCAGAATTTAATGCAACTCCTGGCGGTGTTGGGTTTACATATAACAGAGTTGTAGTGGTAGTGCAAGACGAGTCTTCCTCTAATTTAATTACATATACTGAGCTAACTTCTGACGTAGCAACTGTTACCACGGCCTCTAGTCATGGTCTAACCACTGGTGACGAAGTAGTAATTTCCGGAGCAACAGACAGCACATACAATGGTGTTTATGTTGTTACTGGTACTCCTACAGCTACCAGTTTTACTTTTGATAAAATTCACGCTGACATCACTTCCGCAATAAGTGTTGGCACAGTGAAGACCTATGCTGACACTGCCTATCCTCATTCCGTCTTAACGGAAGGTCCTGACATAACTCTGGCTCCCGGTCAAGTCATTACATACAGGATTCAGATCATCGTTGATGATTAAGTTGTGTATTTATGACAACAGAAATAACCGTTGAAATAAAAGGTGGCGAAACCATACTGGACGCTGCTAAGACGGTACAAGCTAATGCAAGGGCAGATTACGAAGAACAGAAAAAGGAAAAGAAAGCTAAAGATACTGCAGAAGCTGCAGAAACACAACGGCAAGCAGATGAAGACGATGAATACAAGGGTGGCATCCGCGAAGATGAAGAGGAAGATAAACCTGAGAACAGACCAAAATCAAGAAAATGTGGTTTTTGGATTTTTAAAGATTACTTAATAGGTCGGCCTGACTACGGAGAAACGGGAACTGATGTCCCTGAGGAAAGAGTCGATCTTGATTATGACACTTTCCAGTTAAGCGTAGGAACAGGTGATGGTAAAAAATGGGCTACTCATTATTTTCAGGGGCCTGCAGGCAAGCCAGCTACTGAAACCAATGTAACAGGAAGTGCCACATTCATTGGCTACTTAAGTTATATACAATTTTACACTCAGAGTTTCGGAACCGTTTACACGCTACCAGAAGGCGCGACCGTCGTTCCGTATGACCCAGCGTATTATTTAAATCCTTTGAGTCCTCCACCGTCTGGCACTTGTCCGGATGGCTTTTGCTGGACGCTATTTTTCCCTGATGAGCTGAATTCGGGTCCTGGAAGATCCCGAAAAAATGTAACTGTGGTAAAGAAAGGAAAACCTGTTAATGCGTATGAGCCCACAGTTGCCAACCAGGCTATTTTCAATTTTCCGATCAATAACAAGAAAACTATCGTAGTAGCCGCAAATTGGCTTGGCTGGAGTATGGGTACCGGCGGCGAGATATACGATGGCGTATTGCCGGATGAATACTTTTTACATCCCCAGAATATTACTCAGCCCAGTATTAGAAGTACTGTATATTATAAGTATCCAGGAGGCGAGGAGACCGGATGGCAGCCAATCTATGGTTATTACTGGTTGATGGATCCGACAGACGAAACGAGTATCATGAACTTGAGCCGTTTAGGTCAGTTACTTCCCCTTGATAGCTCTATTATTCATAATTATCAAGGCCAAAGTGAGACAGAAGTAGTTGGCTTTGCTGTCGGCCCTAATAATGTCAAAAAGCTAGACAGCATTCCGGCTGAAGTCGAAGCAAAAGTAAGAGCAAGATGTCCGGCTCCTTTCTGGGATGAATCGAATATTTATTGGGGCAGATGGAATTTCCGCGATGTGGTTGATAACATACCTGGATACCCACAGCAAATTGATGACATCTACAATAATGCTAGCTGGGAAATGAATCCAGATGCACACTGCATGGGGATTGCCAGAAATATTTTTTACAGATGGGTTGAATTTAGCTCGCAGGACTTGCCCTATGACTACTGGAATCGAGCAGAATCATTTGATGCTGATTATCTAGATAGAAGTTCTGTTATGACGAAGCAAATTCTCGGAGCTTCTCCTGGTATATATGATTCTTATGATCTAGATTTGCAGGATCATGCTTTTTATAATCACTTTGGAAAAGGATCCTGGTATGATAGCTGGAGTTTTACGTATTCAGTCAGAGATTCTTGGCTGTCTGATTATGGAGATGTTAGAATTCATGCGGGAGACATCAGAGAAGGCGCATGGCAGTGGATGAGAAATATAGATGAAACCGATACTGACGACAATCCACCCTGGCATATAACCGTAAACGATCTTGCCTGGTTATATCTAAGACCGGATGACAGGCAAGCGTTTATCGATAATTATAAGCAATACAATGCTGTAAATACTTACGATTTCACCCCGGCTCAAATTAGTTATCTTAACAGTGCTCCCGAAGATCCTGTTTTTAGTTATATATATTATGCAAGAAATGTTGATGCAGAGAAGTTGATTGATGGAGTCAAATGGGCAACGGATGGATACGGCGGAGCCTGGACCGATGCGAATTCACCAGCGTTCGATTACAATGATGATCCATTCTATGATGTCCCTTACATGGATATTGAAGATCCACACTGGATGAAATATAGATTGAAGACAAAATTATCTAATCAAAGAGTTTGGCCGCCTAGCATCAGCAGTGGTTTCGATGATCCAGTCCCAGCGAATGTCCCGGCTTCCTCAAAAAGCAGTCATCCACTTGCAAGAGGTGGTCTTAATCTTAGCTATGTTATCAATACCGCTTGGGATAATGATTACTCTCAAGTTTTGTTGGCTATGGGATTCCAGGCTGGAGACTTGAATGTTTAAATTATGGATACCAATATCTACGAAAAGGCCAAGATCGTTCAGATGATAGCCAGGATTCAGGCCAAGAAGAAAGCCTCCCAATTGGCGATGCTTCGCAAGTTAAAGGATAAGCCAAAGAAGCGATAGGCATACTAACGCGCAATTTAGGCGTGATGCCTGCTCCCAATGTCCGACGACAATCAGCAAGCACCTGAGACGGGTGCCATTCAAGGCAACGAAAATACTTTTAGCGGAAACGAAGACAACAAAAGCTATAGCGAAGAAGAGGTTCAAAACCTGCTGAAAGCGCTAAAAGCTGAGCGTGAATCGCGTAAGATTTACGAAAAAGAAGTCAAGGAAAAGGCGGCCCAGCTAGAAAAGTTCGCCCAGATCAACCCTGACGAATATCGAAAGCTTCAAGAAGAAGCTGCTATTGCTGCACGAGAGAAGGCGGCAGCGGATGAACGCACCTCTTTACTTGAAGAGAAGTACGGCGCTCAGGCCGCTGAGGCAGTCAAGAAAGCTGATCTTGCACAGCAAGAATTGCTTGAATTCCGCAAGCGGTACGCTCTCGAAAAGGTGTTCTTTGCTGCTGGCGGTCGTACTGATTCCGCTGATGGGATTTCATTCTTTGATATGATCTTCAATCAGATCGGAACTCAGTTCAGGCTTGAAAGCAATGGTAACGTAACCGTTGTTGACGCCAGTGGTGATCCTGTGTTGGATTCTGATTCCGGGAAAAGGATCAATCCTGAGGATTACTTGTCCGGCCTGAAGAATCATCCAATTTATGGAACCTTCTTCAAGGGCAACAAAGGCTCTGGCGCTGGCATTGGTTATGGCGGCACTGACGCCAATGGTGTTACTGGTGAAGATCTTGCCGGCCTAAGTCGAGACGAAATTTTCCTTCGGGCGTTTGGTTGAGCAGACGAAAACCGGCTTCGGCCGGTTTTTTTGTGATCAATTATCTTTATTGCGATTCTCAATAACTTAATATTATTGAGAATCGCAATATTGGTATTCTAAGGTGAAGTACCCAGCCCTGAACTGGTTGTGATGACCTATCGGGGAGGGTCTAGCGCAATCGGAACGTGATGTTCTAAAGGCGATTTACCTTTCCTCAAATAGTTATCATCAACTAGGAGAAACATGGCTCTTACTCTTGCAGAGGCTAAAAAGCACGCCTCTAACCCCCAAGAACTGGCGATCGTAACCGAACTCGCCGCCGGTCCTCTGCTTCAGAATCTGCCTTTCCGCGAAGTGCAAGGCAACGGTCTGTTCTGGAAGCGTGAGGAGTCCCTCGGCGACGTGGGCTTCCGTGCCTTCAACGATGGCTATGCCGAAAGCTATGCCACCGTCAAGCAGCAAAGCGAAGCGCTGAAGTTGTTCGGTGGTGACATCAAGGTTGACCGTGCCATCGTCGACCTGGAAGGCCCCGAAGCTCGCGCTTACCAGATCCAAGCCAAGACCCGCGCAATGCGTCTGGCTTTCGAGGCTCTGTTCATCAATGGCGACTCCAACAGCACTGGCGCTGAGTTCGACGGTCTGGCAACCCGCCTGCCCGCTGGCGACTACGCTACCAACTCCCAGGTGATCCGCAACGCTTCCAGCGCTGCTGCTCTGGATCTGGGCAAACTGGACGAAGTGATTGACGCCGTGGACGCCCAGGGTGGCACCAAGTACATCGTGTGCTCGAAGTCCGCTCGCCGCGCTCTGACCAAGGCCGCTCGTAACAGCAGCCAGATCGACATCATGCGTGATGAATTCGGCTATCAGCAGACCGTGTATGGTGGCCTGCCCGTGCTGGAAATTGACCGCGACCACCAGAACGTGGCAATCCTGGACAGCAACCCTGCTGATCAGTCCCTGTATGTCGTGTCCTTCGGCAACGATCTGCTGACCGGCCTGCAGAACGGTGGCCCTCAGGTGCGTGATCTGGGTGAAGCAACCGACGCCCCCGTCCTGGTGACCCGCGTTGAGTGGTATTGCGGCCTGGCTCTGATCAACGGCCGTGCTGCTGCTCGTCTGACCAACGTGAATGCAACCGCCTGAACCTAGGCGCTAGCTAAGATTAAGGGGTCCTAAAAAGGGCCCCTTTTTCGTATGGAAAACTAGTCAGACTAAGGATTGTCTGTGATTTTTTCGTCGTCCGATATTGAACGCTTAATCGGCGACGATCCGATTATCAAGGCAATTTGCGATATCGAAATAGTCGACGCAAAGCCTGCCCTGAAGGCCGGTAGTGGTGTTGTTATTTATATTAAACGATATCCTGAGCTGTCCGAATTTGAAGCAAGGTGGGATATCTGGATTATTGACTATGACAACGAACCAGTTGATGTTGTTATCCGTCAACTGAGAAAATTACTGCCTCGATTTACACTTATTGAAGAAGGCGTAATCATAAAAGCCAGCACAACAGAACTTAGATCTGAGCGAACCGAAACTGAGATAAAGATCGAGCCAGTTGCAGTTACAGAAGATCCTTATGAAGAGAAGTTCCAGGATCTCCTTCAATCCATAGAAGACAGGATGCTGCTCGTTGGTCCTGGCAGATCAGGACGTGACGGCAGAGATGGTAAAGATGGCATTAATGGTAAAGATGGCATAGACGGCAAAGATTTAGAAGTTACTGAAGTTGAACTTGGCGATCTCAACGATGTCTTTATTTCTGACGCAAATCGTGGCCAGTTCCTCATGTTTGATGGAGCTGGTTGGATTCCACGCTTTGTTCCTCAGGTATTCTCAGGTGGCGGTGGAGGTTCCAGTGAAGGCGGTGGAGGAGACGGCACAATGCCGGAACCACCAGATGATGGCAGATTCTATCTTCGACAAGTCAACAATGGCGCAGGCCAGTGGGTTGATTTACTGACTGCACTGAATGCATTGTATCTTGATGGTGGTGATTTTGACGGAAGAAGAGTTAAGACTTCTACTGGTAATTACGTTGTTACTGGATATAGTTCATCTCGTTATATCATCAAGACGCTTCCTGCGGATAGAGGAACGTTTATTGCATCGGGCGAAAATGGTTCGTTCTTGTTTGATCGGATACTTAAAGCCGATAGCGTTGACTTAATCGTTGCCGGTTCACCTGCAACAATATCAGCTTCTCGTATTGTAACGGCTGATGCAGCCAGCTTTACTGTAACAGGTCAATCAGGAGATGATATTATTGGTTATCGTATTCTTGGAGCAGTTGGCAATATTGACCTGACTGGCTCAGATGGTCAGATTCGTTACAACGAACCCGATGTTCAGTTTTATGGAGATTGGGCTGCTCAAAACTATGGTTACCTAAGTGAAGTCTACCCTGACGGATGGGCTGGGTAGGTAACCTAGTTGGAATAACTGAGGCGCATGACAGCTCCAAATTTGTTGTCGCCAACAACAGTAACTGGTAAGACAGCAATTGCTGAGCTGACCACTTCCTTGGTTGCGATCATCGATAATCCATCGGCTAGCGGCAAGGTTTTTAAGATTAATACAATTAGGGCAGCTAATATCACGGGCAGTGCTGTTACTATCAGCGTTTGCCACCATAGAGGTCAGCATAATTATCTGCTGAAGGATGGAGCCCTTGATGGGGCAAAAACAATAATTGTGACCGACAAGAACGAATATGTTTATCTTGAGGAGGGCGATCAGTTAATGGCCTCTTCGTCTTCTGGTTCCAGTGTTCATTTAACCATCAACTACGAGGAGATTAACTGATGACTTGGTCTATTTCCCACACGATTACTTACAACACCAATGCAGATAATCACACTGCACTAACTTATTTGTTTGACACTTATTTACCAAGCAAGGGTTGGACGACTGCCGCTCATCCAACAAACCCAGCCAGCTTTAGAAGAAAAGCCAAGTTCACTTGTCTTAATGTATTAACAAATACCAACTATTCCATGTATCATTGGGTGGACTGGTCGAGCACGTCCCCCACCAGCTTGTATTGGTACGAAGATGCAACGTATACAACAACTCCTGGCGATTTGTGCAATGACAGCACTAACAGTCAATCGTCCCAATATCCAATGACACTTGCTGGCGAGAACTGGAAGTTCTGCACTAGCACAGAGAATGCAAATACGGCATTAGTGCTCAAGGGTGGAAAGGTTGCTTTTTACTGGCCTGGAATTACGGAAGGTTTATTTTGGCCCGACCCGGCATGGGCTGCAGGCTCCACCGACAATAAGGGCACCTGGATTTGTCCAGTGATGGGCTGGTATTACAATAGTTTTGGTGTGGCCAACTCTCCCGTTACCACTAATACAGGAACTATATATTACATGGTGCCATCAGTGGGAATGCACCCCAGTGCCAGTGCGTCTGGCCATAGACTTGGTGGCAATTATATTGGGACCAATTTTTCTTGGATGTATAGCCAAAATAGCACCAGTAGTTTTTATCCTGATTCCAGTAGTCATATTGGTTTCACGAATGGTGGACATACTGATGTAGGCGTTTGGCAGCCCGCCTCAATTTACAACAGTAGCGATTGCCGCCAACCGTTTGCATATAGCACAAACGGGGTTACATTGCAGATCGGGTCTAATTACTGGTATAAATCATTTACTGATTTAGGCAGGCAAGATGTAATCTTTAATTTTGGCACAGTTGATCCTCTGGCGTAATGGCTACCCCTGTTACGGTTGATGGGATCTTCGAGGATACAAGCATCGTTCCAGGAATGATGCTTGTAAGTGCTGTTAGCATAAGGCCACAGTATAATACATTCCAGTCTCCTGGCACTGTCGGCGATTTTGTTGATGTTGCAGCAATAAGACCGTTTCAGGCTCCACCTGGGACAGGAACAGTTAACCCCGACTGGCGTAGACCTGATAGAGAGATCGGTTGATTTACCTAGGAATTCTAGTTCAGTACTGACTCTGCCGGACTGGAGCCGATATGCCGATCCCTAGCCCTCGTGTAAGGTTTCAGGTCGCACGAGGCGTTTACGCTAACTTATTAGCAGGGCTCGGGGAGTTTGAGGATGGCGAGCTTTGCTATGCCAGGGACCAAGACAGCTTATATATCAAGGAAGAGAATGAGTTAATTAAATTAAGCTCGGGCCTTGATAGCGAACTGGCAAATTACATCAGGGAGATCACAGGAGTAAATTACACCAACGAGCCCATGGGGCACGTTGACAAAAATGAAAGTGTAATCTCTTTCGATGCCGATAATCGTATATTTTCTATTGCTCCTGTTGCTGCCAGCTTTACTGTATGGTGCGCTGGTTTTAAGGTAGTTTTCGTAGGGACTGAATCAGTTACACTTCCCGACGAGACTGGTTTATATTATATTTTCTTTGATGAGAATGGTGACCTTGGATACCAAGATGGTTACTTTAACTGGGAACTGCAGGCGCCTACCGCTTATGTTTATTGGAATGCAGAAACAGCTCAGGCTGCATATTTTGGCGATGAGAGGCATGGTATCACTCTAGATTGGCAGACGCATGAATATCTTCACAGAACAAGAGGTGCCGTTTTTGCTGATGGCTTTGATATTGGTGGCTATACACTTTCTGGCGACGGTAGTCTTGATGCTGACGCGCAGTTCAGTCTGGATAATGGAAGCTTTTTCGATGAAGACTTACAGGTTGATATAAGTCACTCAGAAACTCCTGCTCTTAATACCTGGCAGCAGCATATTACGAGCCCCTGCAGAGCGCCTGTACTTTACCGTTCTGGCGCTGGATATATACTTGATTCTCCGACTGATTTTCCGGTAAAGGCAGGTGTTTCGTATCCGTTGTACAATTCTGCAACTGGAGGTGCCTGGTCTACGGTCGAGGCTAGTGCAAACAAATATATTGTAGCATTTGTAATTGCTACAAACAATCTAAACTATCCCGTCATTAGCGTGATGGGACAATCTGTTTACAATAATATTGCGGACGCCAAGGCTGTATCATTTGCTTCTTTAAATTTAGAGAATTTTCCATCTCTAGAGTTTAGGACTCTTTATCGGTTAATACTCCAGACTGGCAATTATGGTAACTCTATCGGCGCCAGATTAAGAGAAGTTCAAGATTTGAAATATGCGACGATTGGCTCCATCAGCCCTGTTGAACTTAGTTCCGAACAAATTCAAGACTATGCCTCTCAGTTGTTTATAAATGGAATACATTCGGGCTTAAGTTTTTCTTATGACGATGATAACGATAGAATTAACGCCACAGCAGATGTCAGGTCTGTCAATAACCAGATTGGCGATGTTTCCCTGGATATGCTGGACGCTTCTGATGCGGCTTTAAGTTTCAGTGATATATCGCAAGGCTCCTGGACCGCTACTGGGACCAGCGATCTTCCTGCTATTGCTCAATTCTCTCAATCTGGCAATACTTTAACTTTTCATTCAAATCCGATTGATATTGCTGGTCAGTTGACTCAGGGTGACATCATATTACTAAATGCCGTTATAGCAACAGTAGAGAGTACTTCGTCTGTTCCCGCAGAGGACTACTGGACTTTAACGGCAAGCGGAGTAACTCTGCCCATCTATTCGGCAGGTGAGACCTTGCAGTTATTTATAAGAACAGACAACCTAATTGCTGATAAAGATGTTTGGACCTACAACTTGTCTAGACAGAAATGGGAGCCAAAATCCGCGCTTCAGGCAGAAGACGTACCAGCACTAGTCACTCCTTTGTTTGCTCATGGTTATCATACCGGAATTACATTTGAGTACGACGAAGCGAATGCGCATATTGACGCGACTGTTTTAGCGCAAAACATAGAAAGTATCGACGATATTGGAGACGTTGACACTTCGACCACTACACCTTCTGACGGACAAGTGCTTACATGGAATGCGATTACCTTAAGGTGGGAGCCGACTACGGTCAATATTGGCGTTACTAGCGTCGACATAATTGGTGGCACTGGACTAACAGCTTCTGGAGGTCCTATTACGAGCAATGGCTCTATTGCGATTGACTTAGACAATACTACTGTTAGCCCTGGTTCATACACGAATGCAGATATTACTGTTGATGCTCAGGGACGTATTACGGCTGCATCGAGTGGCACTCAAGCGAGTACTGCTCTTGATGATCTAACTGATGTAGATACATCTACTATTCCGCCTGTTAATGGACAAGCTCTTATTTGGAACCAGACTTCCTCCCAATGGGAGCCAGGAAATGTAGAGACTTCTGGCTCGATTAGCAGAAGTTCCGCTTCAGCAATTCTCGCTATTGCCGCTGGCGCAACAACCATATCTTCAATTTCACTCTCGAAAAGTTGCATAATATACAAAATTACAGTAGATAAGGCTTGTTGGCTGCGGCTTTACAATTCTTTGGCTTCAGCCAATAGTGATAGCACAAGATTGCGCACAGAAGACCCCGAAGCGTCAGGTGGTGTAATATGTGAGATCATAGCAACAGGAGCTGATTCTTACGTACTAACGCCAACGCCAACAGCAATGAACGCAGAGTCGCCCGTATCATCGTATTATCAACTTAGAGTTACAAATGATGATTCAGTTTCAGATGTTCAAGTTACGATCGAATACTTAACCCTGGAATCCTAATTGTAGACGGGCCTTTGCTCGGTATCCTTAATAGAGGTGTCTAAGCTGTGCAGCCTGCTGTATACGATATTACGATATATCAGCGAGCCACGTTTAGGCGTCAGGTGAATTTGCCATTGTCATTAATCGGTCATACGGTTACAGCGCAAGTTTGGGATGAAAAGCGGAGAAGCAAGATATTTGATTTTGACATTGAATGGATCAACAGAGGAAATGGAACCTTCTATTTAGTTGCTGATTTCGATAAGACAACTAGAATGAAGAAAGATGGAGAATGGGACCTGATGGTTTCCTATCCAAATGGAGATCGTTTTTACTGGGTAGAAGGAAAAGCTATTTTTGATCCCGGCTACACTGACCCGGATGATTGAATATGGCTGACGACCCGATTGTCATATCAGATCCTATAACAACTGTAATTACAGTTGAAGTTCCTGGTCCAGAAGGACCGCCCGGCCCACAAGGCGAGCCTGGGCCAAGTGAACTTAAATTGTTAACAGACGTAGACTCGACAAATATCACAAACAAATCAATGTTGATATATGATGCCGCTTTAGAAAAATGGATAGCAAGTCCAGATACTACTGTTGATGAAGTTTTAAATGGTGGAAACTTCTAGAATCCAAGGAAAACTAATTCGGGTTCCCTTTATTTTACTCTGATGGCCAATACCATCCGCATTAAACGCCGCGCTAGCGGCAATGCCGGCGCTCCTGCGAGCCTGAAAAACGCAGAATTAGCATATAATGAAGTAGATGATGTACTTTATTATGGTCGTGGTGCGGATGGTAGTGGCGATGCATTAACGATCCCCGCCATTGGCGGCTTTGGTGCGTTCGTTGGTCTCGCCGGTAATCAAACAATCACCGGCACTAAAACTTTTACGGGCAGTCTAGCTCTAACTGCCGCAACGATTGATGGTTTTAGTACCACTGGCAACATTACAGTTGGTGGTAATTTAATCGTCCAAGGCACCACTACTACAGTTTCTTCGACGACAATTGAAGTCGCCGATAAGAATCTCGAACTCGGCAAAGTAGATACTCCGACCGATTCTACTGCCGATGGTGGTGGTATCACACTGAAAGGTACTTCGGACAAGACCTTCCAGTGGTATGATACTACAGACGCCTGGACTAGTTCGGAGCATATTGATCTTGACTCTGGCAAGTCTTACTACATTGACGGCAATTTAGTTTTAAGCGCCACTGGTTTGGGTTCTGGTGTTACCGACTCCAGTCTCACTAGCGTTGGCACTTTAACCGGTGGCACCTGGCAAGCAAATACTATTGGTACCGGCTATGGCGGTACTGGTTACGCTGGTGGCTATGCCAATGGCGAACTTCTGATTGGTAACAGCAGTGGCGGTCTGACCAAGTCAACCTTGTCTGGTGGCACTGGCATCCAAATCACTAACACCAGTGGCGGAATCGAGATCTCGTCTACCGGTGTTCAGTTTAGCGCTGGTGACGGCCTTGATCTTACTGATGCAATTCTGACTGTTACTCCAAAAGCAAATAGCGGTATTGTTATTGATTCTGGCGAAGTTTCGCTCGATCTTGGCGCTAGCGCTATCACTGGCACTCTCGCCATTGGCGACGGTGGTACTGGTGCTACGAGTGCAGCAGATGCACGCACAAATCTTGGTCTTGTAATTGGTTCTGACGTTCAAGCGTATGACGCAAACATCGTTAGCGATGCCAGCTACGTCCATACCGACAACAACTTTACTACCACTCTCAAGAACAAGCTTGATGGTATTGAGGCTGGCGCCGAAGTCAATGTCCAGGCTGACTGGACCGAGTCCGACTCGAATAATGACGCCTACATTCTGAATAAGCCTACGCTTGGCACTGCTGCGGCTACGGATGCTACTGACTACGCAACCGCTGCTCAGGGTAGCCTGGCCGACAGTGCTCTGCAACCTGGCGATATTGGCGTCAGCGTTCAGGCTTACGATGCCGAACTGGCAACACTGTCTGGCATGACTTCGGCCGCAGCAACTTCACTTGCTGCCCTGACTTCTGCCGAGATTGCCATACTGGATGGTGCAACTGTCACGACGGCAGAGCTTAACATTCTTGATGGCAACGCTTCCGCGACTGCAACAACCCTTACCGCAGCAGATAAGTTTATCGTAAACGATGGCGGAACGATGGTTCAGGTCGCTCTTAGTGACCTTGTGACCTTCTTCGAGAATGGTAGTGTTTCTGGATTCGATCTCGACGGCGGCGAGTTCTAGTCATCGGAAAACTAGTGGGCCCCGTACATACGGGGCCTTTCCTTGCTATATAGCAAACAAGGAGCCAAATGGCGAACACAATTAAGATAAAACGGAGTGGGGTACCCGGAAAAATACCATCCACATCCGACCTCCAGCTTGGCGAGTTAGGAGTTAACTTTTTTGACGGCAAATTGTTCTTAAAAAAGAACAATGGAGCCGAAAGTATTGTCCAAGTTGGAGCTAGCCAAGGCGATCTGGCAGCAGATTCCAGTGTCGCCGATGTCTTAAGTGTCGCCGGAGGCGTTCTTAGTAGCACTGATCCAGGTGTTACTAAGATTGTTTACTGGGATGATACATCAGGAAAGCTGTCGTATCTTTCTATCGGTTCTGGCCTTTCGATTGGCAGTGGTTCGCTAAGTTCTACAGGCGGAAGCGGTGGTACTGGCGCGTTTGCTGATTTTGGCCTCATTACCGAAAATATATTATCATCTGAATATGATCTAGGAGGTGTCGTGTAATGGCTAGCCAGGTTAAATTCAGAGGGGGAACAACTTCCCAGCATTCTTCTTTCACTGGCGCCGAAAGAGAAGTTACGGTCGACACTACCCTGAAGACCCTCAGGGTACATGATGGGTTAACCGCAGGAGGTTTCAGGCTTGCTAAATATAGCGAGCTTTTTTCTGGATCTTATGACGATTTAGCCAATAAGCCCTCACTGTTTTCCGGGGCGTACAACGATTTATCCGGTAAGCCCTCGCTGTTTTCCGGATCATATAATGATTTAACAAATAAACCATCCCTTTTCTCCGGGTCCTACTTAGACTTATCTAACAAGCCGTTTATCCCATCCGACCTTGGAGACTTAACTAATACACCAGGATATCTGACCGGTAGCGACCTGCCTGCTGCCGGAGTTGGCACTGGTGGCAACACCGATCAAATATTTCACTTGAGCGACGCCGTAGCAACTACGAATTATTCGATTCCGGTTGGGAAGAATGCTCTTGTAGCCGGTCCGCTGGAAATTCAAGCTGGCGTTGAAATCACTGTCCCTGCAAACTCCCACCTCCTGATCCTCTAATGACTTACGGAACTCTTAAGGTTGACCATCTGCAGTCCAGCGACGGCACAGTCTTTGCTATCAATGAGATTGGCGGACCTAAAGCCGATCTGGTTAATGGCAAGATTCCGGCTGGTCAACTCCCTAGTATCGCGATTTCGGACTTCCTTGGCGAAGCCGCAGACGGCACAGAGCTGGTTGCGCTGGCTGGGGAGAAGGGTGACTGGGCCATCAGGACGGACACCGGCTCTACATGGGTGATCGTCGACAACGACGGGTCGTCCTTGGCCGACTGGGTAGAAATTGCATCGCCTGCAAGCCCCGTTACCAGCGTCAATGGGCAGGTTGGGGCTGTCGTTCTGGCCGCGTCGGACGTGAACGCTGCCACAGCGGCCCAGGGCGCTTTGGCCGATAGCGCAATTCAGCCCGGCGATAACATCAGTGCTCTGACGAACGACGCTGCTTTTATCACCTCAGCTCAGGCCCCTGTCCAGTCGGTGGCAGGTAAGTCGGGTGCAGTCACCTTGGTGAAGGCAGATATCACTGACTTTGCAGATGGTGACTACGCGACGGCGGCCCAAGGCGCTCTTGCGGACAGTGCATTGCAGGCCGGAGATATTGGCAGCTCAGTGCAGGGCTATGACGCCAACACCGTGGTGGATGGTACCTACGTCCACACCGACAACAACTACACCAGCGCAGAGAAGGCGAAGCTGGCGGCGATTGAAGAAGGCGCCGAAGTCAACGTCAGTGCTGACTGGAATGCCACTTCAGGCGATGCTGCAATTCTGAACAAGCCGACGCTTGGGACCGCCTCGGCCCAGGACGTGGCCTATTTCGCGACTGCGGCACAAGGTGCTCTTGCTGATACTGCGCTGCAGCCAGCGGCCATCGGCGTGAGCTTGCAGGCCTTTGATGCGAGTCTCGTTTCTGACGGCGCCTACGTCCACACCGATAACAACTACACCACGGCAGAGAAAGACAAGCTCGCTGGCATAGAGGCTGGTGCCGAGGTCAACGTCAACGCCGATTGGAGCGCTGCCAGCGGTGATGCTGCGATCCTGAACAAGCCCGCACTTGGAACTGCTGCGGCTGAGGATATTGAGGCGTTTGCCACCGCAGCCCAGGGGGGACTGGCTGATAGCGCCCTCCAGCCTGGCGACGCAGTGAGTGACCTCACCAACGACGCTGCCTACATCACATCCGCTGAGGCCCCAGTCCAGTCTGTGGCTGGCAAGACCGGCGCTGTCACTCTGGTGAAGGCTGATGTTGGCCTGAACAACGTCAACAACACCGCTGACGCCAATAAGCCCATCAGCAACGCCACGCAAGCGGCTTTAGACGGCAAAGCGGATCTTGAAAACGGCAAGCTGAAGGCCGATCAGATCCCGGATCTGGCCATCAGCAGCTTCCTGGGTGAGGCCGCGAGCGAGGCAGCGATGCTGGCGCTCTCCGGTCAGCGCGGCGACTGGGCCGTGCGCACTGACACCAGCGAGAGCTACATCCTTGTTGCCGACGATGCATCGCAACTCGCGAGCTGGCGCAAGCTGTTGACCCCCGTGGACGCCGTCCTGAGCGTCAACGGTGAAACCGGTGCGGTCTCGCTCGATGCGGCTGATGTAGGCGCAGCCACCAGCGCCCAGGGTGCTCTGGCAGACACTGCCGTTCAGCCTGGTGACGACATCAGTGACCTCGTTAATGATGCCGGTTACATCACTTCTGTCGAGGCTCCGGTCCAGTCCGTAGCCGGCAAGACCGGCGCTGTCTCGCTGGTCAAAGCAGACATCTCTGATCTGGTTGAAGGCGACTACGCCACTGCTGGACAAGGCTCGCTGGCCGACTCGGCTCTGCAGCCTGGTGACATTGGGGTCAGCGTCCAGGCCTTCAGCGCTGACACCGTTGTGGACGCATCTTACGTCCACACCGACAACAACTACACCAGCGCAGAGAAGAGCAAGCTCGCTGGGATCGCCGATGGGGCTGAAGTCAACGTCAATGCTGACTGGAGTGCCTCCAGTGGGGATGCTCAGATCCTGAACAAGCCTACCCTGGGTACCGCTGCTGCGCAGGACTCAACCGCGTTCGCGACTGCAGCGCAAGGAGGCCTTGCCGACAGCGCCATTCAGCCTGGCGACAACATCAGCGAGCTGACCAACAACGCCAACTTCATCACCGCAGCAGGTGCTCCGGTCCAGTCCGTAGCCGGCAAGACCGGAACCGTCACTCTGGCCAAAGGTGATGTGGGGCTCGGGAATGTCGACAACACCAGCGACGCCAACAAGCCTGTGAGCACCGCTGCCCAGGCAGCTCTCGATCTGAAGGCCCCGCTCGCGTCCCCAGCTCTGACTGGTACGCCCACGGCGCCTACAGCAGCCGCAGATACCAACTCCACGCAGGTGGCGACTACGGCCTATGTGGTGGGCCAGGGCTACCTGAAGTCGGCAGCCGCCGCCTCGACCTACGCGCCGATCGCAAGCCCGACTCTGACCGGAACGCCGGCAGCCCCGACTGCCGCTGCAGACACCAACTCCACGCAGATCGCCACAACCGCCTATGTGGTGGGCCAGGGCTACCTGAAGTCAGCAACAGCTAGCAGCACCTATGCCCCGCTCGCCTCTCCTGCACTGACGGGCGCTCCGACTGCTCCGACAGCAGCCGCAGGGACCAACACCACCCAGATCGCAACCACGGCCTTCGTCCAGGCTGCGACCGACGCAGCCAAGCAAGGGCTCACGGTTAAGCAAAGCTGCCGGGTAGCCACAACAGCAAACATCACGCTGAGTGGCACGCAGACGATCGACGGAATCTCCGTCGCGGCTGGTGAACGGGTCCTGGTGAAGAACCAGACGACTGGATCCGAGAACGGCATCTACGTCGTCGCGTCTGGCTCCTGGGCTCGGGCCACAGATTTCGATGCCTCTGCGGACGTTGCTGACGGCGCCTTCACCTTTGTGGAGGAGGGATCGAGCAACGCCGACTCCGGCTGGGTTCTGACCACAGACGGCGCGATCACCGTCGGCACCACTGCCTTGAGCTTCACTCAGTTCAGTGGCGCCGGTCAGATCACCGCCGGCAATGGCCTGACCAAGACCGGCAACCAGATCGATGTGGTCGGCACCTCCGGCCGGATCGTGGCCAATGCCGACTCGATTGATTTGGCCTCTGGTGTGGCGACTGCCGGCACCTACAAGTCGGTCACCGTGGATACCTACGGACGGGTGACGGCAGGCACTAACCCCACCAGTCTTTCGGGGTATGGCATCACTGATGCCCAGCCACTGGATGCTGATCTCACCGCCATTGCCGCTCTGGCCGGCACCTCCGGCCTGCTGAAGAAAACAGCGGCTGACACCTGGAGCCTGGACACCAGCACCTACTTGACCGGCAACCAGAGCATCTCCGTGACTGGTGATGCAACTGGTTCAGGAACCACCTCAATCAGTCTCACACTGGCCAACAGTGGCGCCACGGCCGGCACCTACCGCTCGGTCACGGTTGACGCCAAAGGTCGGGTGACTGCAGGGACCAACCCGACCACTTTGAGTGGTTACGGCATCACTGATGCAGCTAGCAGCACCCACGCCCACGGCAACATCACCAACGCTGGCGCGATTGGCAGCACCGCCAACCTGCCGATCATCACGACCACCAGCGGGGTCCTGACCACTGGCAGCTTTGGCACTGCAGCCAACACCTTCTGCCAGGGCAACGACAGCCGGCTGAGCGACACCCGTAACACCAGCAATTCCGTCACCTTCAACAACGGAGGAACTGGTGCAGCATCGGGCGGCACCTTCAACGGCAGTTCTGCCGTCACAGTCAGCTACAACACGGTCGGCGCCCCGTCCACCACTGGCACAAACGCCAGCGGTACCTGGGGAATCAGCGTCACCGGCAGTGCCGCATCCGCCACTTCTGCCACCACCGCAAGCACGGCCAACGCGCTCAATACGGCCAACAACTATCAGGTGAACAGCCTGGGCGTTGGTACAGCAGCATCTGGAACGGCAGGTGAGATTCGCGCCACCAACAACGTCACCGCGTACTACTCAGACGAACGTTTGAAGACCCGGCTGGGCGAATTTGAAGACCCCCTAGGGATGGTGGAGAAGCTGTCTGGCTTCTACTACGAGGCAAACGAGACAGCTCAAGCTCTCGGCTACACCCCCGTTCGCGAGGTCGGCGTCTCGGCCCAGGAAGTTGAGGCGGTGCTGCCGGAAGCAGTGGCCCCTGCACCGATTGATGAGCAGTATCTGACGGTGCGCTACGAGCGGATCGTTCCACTGCTGATCGAAGCGGTTAAGGAGCTATCCAAGCGGGTCCAGCAACTCGAAGGAGGCAACTGAGATGCCACTTAATTCCACAGGCCCTATCAGCATTGGCGGATCAACATCCGGCCAATCCATCAACATCGAACTGGGTCGTAGCGCGACGGCCCAGTCGTCAATGAACGATGCAGGCCTAAGAGGTCTTGCGGGAGTCGCGAGTGGAGCAATCAGCTTGTCGAATTTCTACGGCAAGTCCAATGCTCAGCCACTGAGCCTGAACATCTTGCTGCTTGGAGGTGGTGGCGGGACTTCGTCAACTTATACCACCAACATCGCTGACGATGATTTTCTTATGCCCTATCATTTCCCTGGCGGCGGCGGTGGTGGTGGCGGTCTTAGCATCGCTAACTACACAATGAACCCTGGATCGACAATCTATTTGACTGTTGGTGCCGCCGGTTCAGGCGCATCCAATGGTGCGTCGACATCGGCTGGCACAACGAGTGCTGGCACGCAGATCGGCTCTGTTCTTGGGGGCGGTTCTGGTTCCAGATCTGCCACTGGCTCGCGCGCCTCAGGCGGCGGTGGACCAGCGTCGGCCGGGACCTGGCCTGGCTATACAGGCACAGCGGGTCAAGGCAATACCGGCGGCAGTGGTAATTATCAAAGTTCAGGTGGCGGTGGCGGATACGGTTCTGTTGGAGGTAACGCTGGGTATTACGCAGGCGGCACCGGAGGCTCTGGTTACAACCAGAGCACTTTTGATGCTGGGGCGACTAACTGGCTAGCCGCAGGCGGCGGCGGGACCGGCTCTAGTACACAGGGCTCAAATGGCAATAGCGTAACGGCCGGACTTGCTAATTCAGGCGTTGGTGCCAAAGCAGGTACATGGAATACAAACCACTCCAATGCTGGTGGTTCAGGTCTTGTTATTGTTCGCTATCCAGGAACAACTGTGAAAATGACTGGTGGCTCCACTTACACAGCCACGGTAGGCGGTACGGCTTATGTCTTCCATAGGTTTACCGGCACCGGTACACTTGTTTATTAAGATTTTCCATGGCACACTTTGCACTGCTCGACGCAAACGACACGGTCGTCAACGTTTTGGTCGTTGACAATATCGTACTAATGGAACCAGACGGCTCCGAAAATGAAGCCAAAGGCATTGCACATCTAGAGCATGTCTGCGGCCCTGAATTCAAGTATGTCCAGACCAGTATCAACGCAAACTTTCGCGGAGAATATGCCACGATTGGCGGTACCTATGACAGGGCCAATGATGTCTTTAGGTCAATCGCTGATAGCCAGCCCAGTCAACCGCAAGAGGGATTTGAGTGGAACTGATCTTTTATGATGACCCCTTCCCTCATATTGCCGCGCAAGATTGTCTGAGCCCTTCTCAGCTTGAGCTGATATGGTATGAGATTCAGTTCTTATCCTCTCCAGCTAAGTTGCATCGCCCTGGCATCGACCACGGTGCATACGGGCTTAATGGGCTGACCAGTAGCCGTGCGGCAATCCTCGAAAGGATTTACGCGCGGCCTGAGGTATCCGACATCATTTGCACCATGACTGAACTCACGTTCATGCTAGGTCGCAAGGCAGCAGAGCACTGGCCTGAATTTGTGGGAGCCGGGAACATAGAGCGTCTCACAACGAAGCTGCGCTACTACCACGACGGGGATGAGTACGCGACCCATACTGACAGCTCGAAAGAATATCTGATGTTTTTTTATCTGCACAAAGAACCAAAAGCTTTTACCGGTGGAGAACTCTTCTTTGAGCCCCATAGCTATATATTCCCGGCTCATAGCAATACCGCCATCTTTATGGCGGCCAATACCCCTCATGGGGTCAATCGGGTCAGTATCCCTGAGAATGATTACTGGGCCGGTAATGGTAGATATGCCCTTACCCAGTTTGTGAACGGGATACATCTCCCCTTGTGAGTTTTAGCCCCATTCAACAATGGTATCTGTGTACTCGATTCATCATTCTGCACGTTGCGGCTCAACACTTCTTGTTTCGCTGCTGTCGTCGATCGCTCCAGCGTATGCCGAGCCAGGTTGGTGTCGTCAGTACTGGGAAGACGGAGCCGACATCCCAGAAAGCCGAGATGGCGCAATCGTCAAGCTCCCGTCCTTCGCGCTATTTCATCATATTCTCCCAGGCCCTCAAATATTTCTCTACAGGCCACTTGCCCAGCATTTGCTGAAGTACAAGGGTCTGCCAGCAAATTGGCTGGCACCGAGACTCAACAGAATTGGCGATTGCATCGACGTTTCTGGATTGTCGGGCACTACACAAGTATTTGCTGCGTTCTGGGCCAAGCAAATAGCACTGGCCATCGACATTGATGCGCTGTTTATCAAGTCAAACTCACTTTTTTCCGAGCCAGAGACTGTTGCCAATTCTGCCCTGCGGCACTTTGGTCTGAATGGTCAACCTGACCTCAGATTCCTTGACTATGATGTTAAAGCCGCTCGATTGATTGGCCAAAATGATCCGATCAGCTTTGGCAGCTTTCGCTCTGTCCCTTTGCGCAGCAAGTCCGACTATGGGGTCTGTACGACAGAGGACGCTTTGGCAGACCCGCTAATCAAGGCAACAGTGGAATGGGCTGAAATGGAGTTTCCTCAGTGCAGGCCATTCACGCGATAACACGGCGCGCCTCTTTCCTGCCTGTAAAGCCTCATAACCTGCCAATCAAGTTTGCGGCCTGTTCTGAGCGCCGCGAATGTTTCAGCCACGAATTCGATTGGGTCTCTTGATGCGTAACGACTGACTCTCTGCGCTATCCGCTGATCCTCATCATTGCTCCAGGTGACGAGCCCTAACGCGACGCGACGCCGATTGTATTGATCTCTCGTGTGCGCTATCTCGTGATACAGGAAGGCGACAGGATCCCCAGACGACAGGTACCCCTTCAGTCGTGATTCACGAGATACAGTCCATGGATCGCCCCAGAAGCGGTGCGCAGCGTTCAAGTCCACGTACCGATAGCCAGGTGACGTGTTCGCACGTATACCTGAAGCGTAAGACTCAATGCGGACAGTGAGTCCGTAACCCTCTAGGAAGAATCTTGCGATTGCCAGGTTGTGATCGACATCATCCTTGATCCAGTTCAGCATCGCTGCCCTGGGTACTGGCTTGCAGATCGTGTGCGGCGGCCTGAAGTTCCCTTTTATAAAAATTTTTGAATGCATTTGCGGAAAAGATACTACATAGTGTCCCGCCAGTTTTGCAATAGGAATCTTATTATTGACTGGATCTAATCTCTACGAGATCAGTCTATTCAAAACAGGAGACTAACATGGCTCAACGTTCTGCTGGAGTGTTCCCCCGCGAGAAGTTTGATCTCGATGCTGCTTTCGAGGTTACCGCTACTTCCGCCGCTGCTCCTATCCCCCTGACCAGTATTGGCACCATCCGTGTGGTTGTGCTCGATGCAGGCGGCATCGACGATGCTGGTACTAATAAGATCACTGTTAACGTGGGTGGCAAGTCCGTGGTGTTTGCTGCTGCTGACCTGGACAAGAACGGCGTGGGTATTGCCCATATCCGTGGCTCCCTGTGTGACGCCAACAACAACATGGATTACGACCTGGGTGGTACCGCCACCGTGGGTGCTGTGTACCTGGACGTTGTGGACAACGTGGGCTGAGCCTAAGCCAACCACATCGGCAAACTATGGGGCGGTAACGCCCCTTTTTATTATGTACCTTCGTAATCGTCCAGCATATTACACAAACGGCGAGCAGACCATTGCCGTAAACTACAGTGCTCACGCAAGAGACCTTGAGCAGACTGGCTGGACGCTTGTTGAGAAGGTCGAAGTAAAAGTGGAACCCAAGATTGAGTCTGCTCCAGAGCCTGTGTCTGAAGCTGTTACCAGCGATACTGATCTCCCTTCTTTGACCAAAAGTGAACTGCTTGCTTACGCAGAAGCCATGGGTCTAGAGGCGAAGTCTACTTTTACTAAATCTGAAATCATCAGCTTGATCGAAGCAAATGATTGAATTTGAGCACGTCAAGGGGCCACGGATCCTTGAAGATGGCACGAATATTGATGCCGATATCATTGCTTATGAGCCGGTAATTCAGCGTCGAAATATTACAGATCCCGTCTCTGATGGATCTCTGGGCACCCCTGGCTATCAACCAGGACAAAAGAACAGAGACGGCTCGCCGCTGTAAGCAGGTAACCTAGTTGGTAACGGGATTTACCATGGCAATGCCATTAGCTATTGCAAAGCAATTTGGCAAGAAAGGTAAGCCTAAGAAAGGTAAGGGCAATGGCACCAAAAAAGCGTAGCACCGCAGATTTTTACGCCAAAAATCCTGAGGCGTATAAGAAGAAGCTTGCTTATGACAAGAAGCGCAATGCCCGACCCGACCGTAAGGATTATAGAGCTGAATTAGCACGGGAACGTCGTGCCAGGGGTATTATGGGCAAAGGTGGCCCTGATGTCAGCCATACCAGCGATGGCAAGTTTAAACTGGAAAACCCGAAAACTAACCGGGCTCGCAATGGTCATGGCAAGAACGCACGCTTAGCACCTGGCAAAGGTACAAAGAAATCAAAGTAGTGAATTGTTTGAGTAAACTAGATAAGTATTAGGGCACTCTATAGCAGATGCTCAATAGAGATGACTGGTATCGTAGCTTATCTGGTTGCCCACGGCCCTGAAATCCTTGCTGCATTGATTGCAGTTCATGCTGCAGCAGTTGCTATTGTCAACCTAACTCCCACCCCTAAGGATGACGCTGCAGTTGCTAAACTTTATCGTGTAATCGAAATCCTGGCAGGCATTGTCACCAAACTGTCAAAGGGCTGAGTCGATCGGATACCCGTTGGCTTCTTCGTTTCTCTACTAGAAGCCAGCGGGAAGAAGTTGAACGGTTGATCTCAAAAGTTAGATTCTATCAAACATTAAATAGTAAGGTAACTCTTGAAATTAATCGCGTAAAAGAAGAAATGGCCGAGATGGAACAAGCCTCTCAGCCGACAACAGTTAATCATCCGATCGACGACAATTTACAGACTGGTGACTCTAGACTACTTGGCGGTGGGATGAGTATTCATGCCCCTTGGTCAAAGGAATCGGAAGAATGACAATAGGGTTAATTTTTTAGATGGCACCTCAGGAACCTACCCCATACGGGGGTGACATCTATCATATTTTAGGTAACCTTGAAGGAAAAATGGACGCCCTGATTGCGCGCACTGCAGAGTACCGCGCAGACTTGCAGACTGCATTTGAAAGAATATCTAAACTGGAGAATAAGCAAGCTTGGATCATGGGTGCTGCCGTTGTTGTCAGTCTGGTGATGCCGACGATTGTCGGAATTGCATCTCGTAACTTTGATATCAAAATAGACCCGATCATAGAGAATCAAGCGAAATAAATTCAGGTAGACTACATCGCATTAAATGCGATTCATGAGTTATGTAACCTGGGGGCAGGTTTCTCGGTGGGCGAGTGAAGCCGGCTCAAAGTTCCCCGAGCTAACTGCTGCTCAGTTTGCGCTAGAGAGCAATTGGGGCTCTCAAGTAAGCGGAAAAAATAATCTGTTTGGGCTTAAAGGTGCTGGCAGCACTGTTAAGACAACGGAGTTTATAAATGGCAAAGAAGTTATTGTCTATGATGACTTCATTGACTTTGATACACCGGAAGAGTCTGTTCAATATCTGGTTGATAGATGGTACAAAGATTATGAATATGATGGTTTGACTTATCGCGGTGTAAACAATGCCGCAACAAGAGAGGATGCTGCAAAGATGCTGGTCTCGGAAAAATATGCCACTGACCCTTTGTATAGTAGCAAACTAATTGACATAATGAATAAGAATAGCCCTCCAGTTGCCACTCCAGTTTCACAACCTAGGTCGATCAACTTAGAAGATGCAGCGAGATGGTATTCGGCTCAGCCACACCAAATCGAGGCCTGGCGCAATCTGCAGGAGACGTTAACACCAGAGCAGTTAAGCACCTTTGCGGCTGATTACCGGGCCTCCAGGAAGCCTCTAGGAGCCCCTACGATTGTATCTTTTCCTTTAAAGGTTCCATACTTCTATCAGCGGGACAGCAAGACAGGACATGGCGAAAGATCCTGTCAGTCTTCTGCGATTGCCATGGTTGTGGAATTCTTGAATCCCGACCTGATTAAAGATGATGATGATTATCTAAATCTGGTACTCAGATTCGGCGATACCATTTCGCAAGCGGCTCAAGCCAAAGCTCTTAATGCTTTGGGTTTAAAGTATCAATTCAAACAAAACGGAACAGAAAGTGAGCTTATCCGAATTCTTAATTTAGGGTATCCCGTACCGATTGGAATCTTGCACAAAGGAAATATTCAGAATCCTACTGGTGGAGGCCACTGGATTACTCTGATTGGTTATGATGAAAAATACTTCTATGTGCATGATCCGTTTGGTGAACTGGATCTCATCAATGGAGGATATCCGAAGACTGGACCGACTGATGGCAAGTCCAAGAAATACACCAGAGCAAATCTGCTTAAGCGTTGGCTAATCCACAGCAAGAGCGATGGCTGGCTTTGGGATCTTAGCGAGAATAAGCGGCAATGAGACAACAAATTTTATTGCCGTTCTTGCCAGGCTATATGTTCGATGGAAACAGGGTTGTGTCCACGGGCGTGGCCCTCCCTCCTACTCAGCACATCCACCCTGAAACGGGTGAGATCGTCTATTATCTGAAACCGATCTTCGATATCGGCGGCGCGTCAATCGGTTTATTCATTCGGCACAAGGGAATCACTGATTGGGTGGATGCACTGGGGGAGTAGACTCCCCCAATACAGGTTCCCCCGAACCAATTACAGTTTAACGGTCCTCTAGGGGAATTCCTTCGTCTTCGTCGTCAGCATCGTCACTGGTTGCGTAGGTTAGGCCTGGGATGCTTTCGACAACCATCCGCATGTAACGATGAATATCTTCCTCTTCCCAATCGCATTCGTTATACAGGCGGGAACCAAGTTCGTTGAGTGCCATTGAATGGTTCTCACGCCAGAAGCCGATATTTAAAGCGTCTTCTTTTACCTTGGATACCATCATCAATATTTCTAATTCTGTGCTCATGTCTGACTGGAGGACGACCTGTTCTGTGTAATTGGTCCGCTTCCTGTCAATCAGCCAGAGGACAAATTTAAAAGAATGAGCAACGCCGCGTAACGCTAAATCTGATAAGGTAACGTGAACATTCACAAAGAATTCAAATATAATCCTCAGTCCTTCTATAAAGTTCTCGCCGAATGAGCCAACTAAGTTGTAGAGCTTGTTTCTCATCGTCTGATCCTGGAACTTTTGACAACATCAATGTTTTGCATCGTGTCATCATTTTTCAGACTTGAGGTCTGATA